GGCCAGCGCCGGCAGATCGAAATCATCGAGCGCGCGGCCGGCATTCGGGCCGCTCTCCCAGGTGAGCACGCCGCCCGCGAACCAGCCGTCGACTGCGCGCGGCTCGTCGATCTCCGCGGTGAACACCGCCCGATCGTTGACATCCAGCACGATGCCCGCCCGGCTCCAGGACTCCCTCGCCTCGAACACGGCGGTCCCGTCGGTGGTCTGCTGCCCCACGGTGATGTCGTAGACCGGCTGCGCGGCGCTGGTCGTGCCCGCGCCGACGCAAGCGTAGATGCGGTTCTCGAACACGGTGGCAGTTCCGACCCCGGTCGTCATGTCGGTGAAGAACCCGGCCACCGCATCGAGTGCGGCGTTGCAGACCGAGCCGCTCTGGCGCATGCCGTTGAAGATCATTCGCAGCTGCCGCGTGCCGGAGGGCACCGGAGCATCGGCGACCTGACGGAGAGCCCAGACCCCGGTCCTCGCTTCATTGCCGGGGTCGAGCGGCGTCGCGAGCACGGCGCCGAGTTCATCGAGGAGCTGCACGCGCAGCCGGCCCTGATCGACGGTGTTGCCGCCGCCATTGGCCCGCCACCCGCCGACGGTCAGACGGTAGTCGCCGCCGTCGGTCACGGCGGGATCGAGCGTGGTGGTCAGATCGACGGTCTGGCGGATTTCGTAGCTGGCGACACTGCCGCCTTCGAGGAAATGTGTCCCCGTCTTGGGTCCAAGTGTGCCGCTCGACGTCCTGGCGGCGGCCGAGCCCGAAACCACGGTCCAGCCCGAGAGAGTGCCGGCATCGAAGCCCGGATTGACGAAGGGGATGCCGATCGTCGCCAGAGCCGAGGATGTCCGAACGCGGACGACCGTACCCACCGCATAGGCGGTGGAGCGCTGGATCTCCGGCGGATGGATCGGCACTTTGCAGCGATGGTCGCCGAGATCGGCTCGGCATTCCGGGCTGTAGAGCTCACCGATGCGCTGTTGGAGGGCTTGGGTCATGCCACGCAGCTCGGTACGGAAGACGCCCTGTTCGGTCAGCACCACCTCGCCGAACCAGCCGCGGCGCATGCGCAGGGATCCCATCGAGGGTCGGCCCAGTTGACGAGAAAGATGCGCACCTCGGCCTGGTCGAACAGGCCGGCCCGCAACTCCTCCTCGGTGATGGCGGCACTGTCGAACACGCCCTCGACGTCGAGATTGTCGACGCCGAGGCTTGCATCATTGGCGATCGCCGTGCGGGAGTAGCCCGAGCTCGCCTTGTAGACATCGCCTTCGAAAAGGACGTCCTGGTCGTGATCGGTGAAGAAGAACTCCCTTCCGTCGATGCGGGTGATGCGCCAGCAGGTGGCGAGCGTGGTCACCGGCCCGGCGAGATGGGTCGCGAGCGCCCCCGAGGTCGACTTCATGGCCGGATCTCCAGCACCGGGATCTGGCCCCAGCTGCCGAGCTGATAGGTCTCGATGGTGATATCCATCTGGTCGCTGTCGAAGCGCACGGGCACGTCGAACTCGAAATCCGCCGTGACCTGGACACCGGCTGCCGGTGCCGTCGTGAAGGTCACGACGCCGGTCGCCGTGTTCACGGCCCAGCCGGACATCGCCTCGATGCCGTCGCGATAGACCTTCACCGTGCCGGGGACGGGCTTGGCGATGAGGCGCGTCTCCATCTCGCCACCGCTCGGATAGCGCTTGACCAGCTGAAGCTCGTGGCCGTTCCGGTCCCGACACCGATCACCTGGGCGAATGCCTGATGGTCGGTCCAGTCCTTGAAGCGGAAGCCGTAGGCGCGGCCCTTGCGCGCGCGGAAGAAGGCGATGAGGGCTGCCACCTGCTCGCGCTTCTTGAGGCCATGGGCGACGTTCCAGCGCCCGCGCGCCGCCGCCCAGTTGGCGTTGCGCCTTTCGTGGCCCGAGACCGTGGTGACGACAGTGGTCGAATAGCCCGGCCCGCCCGATGCTCCATAGGAGATGTCGGGCGGGAACTGCACCTCATGGAATCCGTTCATGCTCGCTGCCCGTCAGAGATTGCGCCGCGCCCGCTCGATGGCCCGGGCGACGTCAGCGGCGATCTGGCCCTGCGCGTAGCGAAAGCTGTTGGCGTCCGGCGTCGAGATGTTCATCACCACGCTGACGGGCGGCCGCTCCTCACGCGCCCGGCCCATGGCGGCGATCTGCGCCCGCGAGAGAACCATCTCGCCCCGTTGCAGGATGGCGGGCACTTCGTCCGGACGAAGCCCCGCGACACCTCCATCGTGATGACGCGGAGCGCCTGCGAATGCGTGGGCTGGAACGAGACGTAGCGGTCCAGGCGCGCCGACTATCCCGCCGGCATGGAAGATGCCCGACAGGATGCCGCCACCACCGCCGAACAGGCTGCCGAAGATTCCGCCACCACCGCCCATGCCGCCCAGTGCATTGGCGAGCGGGCCGAGGATGGCCGAGCGCAGCGCCACGCGGGTGATGTCGGCCAGGATGCTATCGGCGAGCGACTTGAAGTCGAACTTGCCGGTGGTGACGAATTTGACGAACGCGTCCTCGGCGCTGCGGAATGCGCCGACCAGGGCGTTGCCGAGATCCTTGCGCCAGTTCATCGCCTCGCTGGCATAGCGTGCGAGTTCGTCCCTGACGGCGGCCCAGCCGGTCGCGGCTTGTTCCGCCGCTGCCGCGATCTCCTGACCGGCTTCCCGGCTGGCTGCGGCGGCGCGGCCGGCGGAGCCGCCGCTCCCGGCGTCATCGCCAGCCCCTCCGACCTCCTCGAACGCCGCATCGAGCCTTTCCGCTGCGGCGGCCGCATCCTCGATCCCGCTGCTGGCGCCGGACATCGCCTCGCGCAGGGCGGCCACGGAAGCGAGGGGCGCCAACCCGAGTTCACTCAGCGCGCTTGCCGTCTCGCGCGCGCCGTCGGCAGCGCGGCGGGCATCGTCGGCGAAGGCGCGAAAGCCGAGATCGGGGACCCCGAAGGCTTCGGTCTCGAAGGCGGCGGTGAAGGCGTCGCGCGCCGCGATCCCCGCGCGCTCGGCCGCGCCCGCGAACTGGTTCTCGATCCGGCCGAGATCGATGTTCGGAACGAGCCTGATCTCGGTCTCGATGCCGATGGCCGAAAGGGCGGAAGTGATGCCGCGCACGAGACCGTTGATGCCGCGCGTGGCGCCGTTCAGCATCCATTCGACGGCGGCGATCAGGGCATTGGCCGCTCGGATGGCGAAGTCGCCGATCGCCGCCGGCAGCAGGCCCCAGATCGCCACCATGGCATCGAACGCACCCTTGAAGGTACCGATCGCCCGGTTGGCGAAGCCGACGACGGCTTCGAAGGCACCCTGCAGGGCCTCCGCCACGCTCGCCTGAATGCCGAGCCACACCGCGGCGATCCGGTTCTTCAGCACCTCCGCGAGAATGCCGATCCGGTCCCAGACCTCGCGCGCGACATCGGCCAGGAGGTTCAGCGCGGCGCCGAATCCGCCCGCTCCCCTCACCAGCTGCCCGAATTGATAGATCAGCTCACCGGCGCCCACGATCAGGGCACCAATGCCGGTGCGGATCAGGGCGCCGCGCAGCAGGATGAGAGCACCCGAAAGGCTCATGGTGGCGATGCGCGCGGCCACGAACGCCGCCACCCAGCGACCCGCCATTACCCCGGCGAAGGCGAGGCCGATGCTCGCCACCCGTTCGAGATTGTCGGCGAGGAAGATGATCGCTTCGGCGACGGCCGACGAGGTCCCCGCCATCTGGTCCCACGTGCCGACGAGCTGCAGCGCTGCGTTCTGCAGGAGCGTGCGCATCGCCGATCGTCGCCGGCATGGAGTCCGCTTCCTCGCGGAGAAGCTCGAGGTTGCCGACGAGAGCACGGCGGATCACCTCGCCGGTGATCGCACCATCCGCCCCCAGCCGGCGCAGCTGGTTGACGGTGGTGCCGAGCTCTGCGGCCAGGAGCTCGGCCACGCGTCCGCCGCTCTGGATCACGGTGTTGAGCTGCTGGCCGCGCAGCTCGCCCAGCGCCATGGCCTGGGAGAGCGCGTTCTGCACGGCGGCCGCCCGCTGGCCACGGGCGCTGGAGACGACCAGCGCGTTGTTGAGCGCCTCGGTGAAGTCGAGGGATTCCCGCGTGCTGAGCCCGAGCTCGCGCAGTGCCGTTGCGTTGGCGAGCCAGGATTCCGCGGTCTGCTCCAGGCTCGAATAGGTGCGCCGGGCCATCTCGGCCAGACGCTGCATCACCGCGGCCCCGGCCTCCTGCGCTCCGGTGGCAAGCACCACCCGCGCCCGCAGCTCGCTCCAGCTGTCGGCATAAGTGATGAGCTGGCGGATGCTGAGGGCGCCGCCCAGAACGCCGACGATGCGCCGGAGCGCGGCATTGGCGGTGTCGACCTCGCGGCTCAGCTTCTGGAAGCTCCGCGTCCCGGCCTCGCCGATCCCGGTGATCTCCGCCTGGACCTGGCGGCCGCCCACGGCCGCGAGGCGCACGGAGACACGTTTCTCGGCCATGATGGAACGTTCCCGATGAAGGTGGAGGGAGCTTCAGCCGCGCTCGGCGGCGATCCGCGCGTAGATCCGCGCACCATCATTCCTCGATCCGGCAGCAGTCGCACAGTCGCGAGGTTCATCCCGCGGGCGTCGGCGAGCGCCAGTGCAGCGTCATGTCGATACCCAGCACGGCACCGGGGATGGCGCGCAGCTGGCCCGTGAGCCGCAAGGCGAGATCCCAGACCTGCCAGACTTCGAGGGTATGGGGGCGGTTCAGGACGGCTGGACACTCGCCGCAGATGCGCCCTGTGTTGACATGACAGGATCGGCAATACTGGTCGCCCCCGCTGAAATGCCATTCGGCAAGGGCGCGGAGCCGTTTTTTTCTTCACCCAGCAGCAGACCCTTCGAGACGTACCGCAGCTGGAAGGCCTCGAAGAGCGGCAGGATATCAAGCAGCGCGTCGATCCCTTCCGGATTGACCGGAACGGGATTGCCGTCTGCGTCGCCGACGCCCTCCCAGTCCTCGACCACGAGCCGCGCCAGCGCCTTGGCCATGGCGACCGCGATGGTTTCGTTCGATGCCCCTTCGGGCAGGCTGGTGACCGCCGGGTCGCTGCGGGCAGCGGCCATCAGCGCCGTGGTGAGCGGACCGACGTGCATGCGCACACCGTGGCCGAGATCAAGCCAACGCGGCTCGCGGGAGAGATCGAGACGGATCATGGATGCATCCTCATGCGTAGCTGGTGACGTCGTTCAGGAGATGGGCGCGCAGCATGGTGCCCTCGCTGTCGTCGAAGGCGGCGCGCCAGTCGAAGCTCGCCTCGACCCCACCGGGGCCGGAGACGGCGTATTTGGGCTTGGGGAGGAAGACCCGCGGCAGCTCGAACCGCAGCGCGTAGCCTTCGGGGAAAGTGAAGCCGTAATCCAGTGCGACGGGATCGCCATTGGCGGCCTCGGCGACAAGCGTCGCGCCGTCGAAGCGCACCGACATCGAGCCTTCGGCGGACGCGAAGGTGGGATCGGCCGCCTCGATCTTGCCGTCCTCGCGGATCACCCGCACCCGTTCGAGGTTGTTCGAGAAAGTCAGACTGCCGCCGGTGACGCCCGCGAGCGGCTGGCCACCACGCCGGATGAAGCCGCGCCCCTGGCTGAAGCGGCGCAGCGAGAAGGCGTCCGGACTGCCGTCAACCGTCGCGGCGAAACGCTCCTCGCCTTGCGCCACGAGCTGGAGGCGGGCGTTGGCAGGCCCCTCCTGGCCCATCTCGAAATTGAGGCTCTCCATCACCGTGCCGAGATGGCGGAAGAAGACCGGGGTCGTCAGCTTCGGGTGGCCGATCTCGATCGTGTAGCTCGGGATGTCGTCGGCGCCGCTTTCCCAGACATGGGCATAGCCGCCACCGGTCAGCGTCGGGCCG